CTGATTATTTGCATTACTTCTTCTGGAACATCATAAAGCCTCTGTCCTGATACGGAGAGAGTGCTTTGAATATCCTCCAGGCATTTTGATTCTGAAACGAATTGCATTTGTACCTGGTTGACAATATCAAGGAAGAGAGGCTCTGTTAATTCAGGGAACCTCAGTTCAACCATGTCATATAGTTGGTCTAAATTCATTGCTCATCCCTCGGTAGGCTGACTTGTTTAGTCTCGCTATTTTCACCTTTTTGATTGAGCTTCCCCAGGAACCTTTCCACTTTTGCATCAGCAGACTGAGCGCGTTCAGCTTCATCATCTGAAGCCCAACAAATAGCTTCTGCCATAAGGACAATTAATGGATGTAGGATCTCATTTAATTCAGGGGTATCGGTCTCGCCAGCTCCAGGATTGGATTTAACCAGTGTCTTTGGAGTGCGGATATACTGGACCTTGACTGTCACACCATTGTCAGAAGCTAAGAGGCTATGGAAATTACCAGCCTCTATGTATCCAACTGGCTTTCTTAAAGTCGGTGCCAGGTATCTATTGGAAAATTTTGCTGTGTCTTGTGGATCACACATCTTGAAAACGTGATTCGGGTTTGAGATCCTCGAAACGCGCGTAACTCGATCACCTATAATGTCAGAGGGGAGACTACCAATGGCATCTCCACCTGCACCAGTAAGAAGCATATCTTGGGAACTTCCAAGCTCAGCTCTGAAGTATTCATTGTCCAGGGCTTCAATCGCTAATAGTTGTGCATCATTCAGTGCATCTAATCTATCTGATTGTTCAAAAGTCCTGCTTAGAGGATCATCTAATCTGAAGCTGAGGACATTCAACATGCTTTCTACGTTCATACACCACCTGTGATTATGATTTTACCCATTGTGAGGGACTGGATTTCAGGTCCAGCCCCTCTAGGGTATTAGGAAGAAGGAAACCTAATGCTTAGGTCAATTCCATGATCCAATGAGTCTCAGGCATTGTGAGAGCAATACCTTCATCATTCATATACTGATCTTTCTGACCATCATAATCATTAGCGTGGATTGAAGTCTGATACTTCGGTGCACGATAAGTGACATGTTTGACGTTCTCAGGGTCGATGATAATCGCCTTGTTCGCATACAGACCACCAGATGTACGGGTCATCAAAGGACTACGGACAAGTTTGTAGATTCCCGTGGGAGTCTCAACTGTACGAATATCAAAACCAAAGCGATTCTCGCCAGCCTTGATATTGTAAGTCGTTTTATCATCAACGGCTCCAGAGAGCTTTTCCAGAAAGCCATCACCAACAAAAGCATACTTGATACCCTTGCTGTTACTGTACTGGAATACATCCCGTGAAGCGGAAACGAGGTTTTTGAAAGCATCAGCAGGTGTAGTAGTCACATCGACTGTTTTCACCTGTGAAGCATTACTGATGATGGAGTAAGCACCATCAGTTGTACGGATAGGCATTCCGTTTGGTCCCAACATGTGGGCAGGGCCAGCACTGGTTCCACCAATACGTCTTCCAAAGAGAAACGCTTTTTCCATTTTCAGGGCGTGTTCTTTGCGCTTTTCAGCTTGAAGACGAGCAAACTCTTTCGAGTAGCCACGAAGAGCCAGGTCATACAGAGTACCAGTAACCTCAACAGAAGTTTTGAAGATCTGAGTTGAGTTGTAGATCACACTCAAGTCATCTGCCCAGGCTTCAGGTGCGCCTGTGCCTTCCTCAGAAGCATGTCCAACAACCAAGAACCAATCACCAACTGCAAAGGAAGGTGTACCAGACTTGTGAACAAGAGAGAAAGTAAGGGTTGTGGTAGTTGTGTTTACGGCAGTAATCACAATCTGACCTTTGTATGTGGTAGGGCCAGAAGAGTCTGACCATACATCACATTGGAGACCAACGTAAGGTACAATGCCATTCAGTTTCGTGGCATCATAAACGACTGTACTGGAAGCACCAACGGCAGGAAGGGCTGTCACGGTAGTCTTAGACTGCCATTTCATATCTTCCCATTTACCACGATGTTCAAACATTTTGAAATCAGGGTCTTTGGTGCGTTTAGAAGCAAGCTTCTTTGAGAATGTGGTCAGAGGTATTTCACTAGGCCACAACTCGGTTGTCTTTCTTGGATTCAGATAGAAATCTCTGCGCTCGGCAACGAGTATTCCACTGACTGATGTTTTTGCACTCATTCGGATATTTCCCCCATAGAGTATTTAGTTAGTATTCAAGTTCTTTGACTAGCTCAGATTGCTCATTGTCGAACTGATATTTCGTATTCACATCAGGTGGAGCATTGACGCTTGCAGGACTTTGTGGGTCCTCATGAATACGATTCTGTCTATCGAGTGAGTTCTCTGGAGCTGGTGATGCTTCGCCACTCATAAACTTCGCGTAGGCCAAAGGATTCAAGCTTTCTGGACTATTTAGGAAGGTTATCAGGCTATCGGCTTGTACGGCTGTCAGACCACCATCAGCCATTAACTGCTGTTTGGTCTGAACAATCTGTTGTCGCTGTTGGTCCATCTTATCTAGCTTCTGGAAACGACCTGTGACCTGCTCAAGTTTTTCATTGAAAGGCTTCATCTGTGATTCAAACAGTTTCTTAGCCTCCACCTGGATCTCGTATGATCTTTGAGCTTGGTTGTACTTGTACGAGTCAGATGTGGGGTCATTATTTCCCTCATACTCATCAAATGACTGGGGTTTCACAGGTGCCTGCAATTCCAGTGATTCTTCAGTATTTTGGGGTGGCGGTACGTTTCCATTCTGATTGTATGTACCTGCGACAACTTGAGCTATCTGCTCTGCTACCTTTGGGTCTCTGTCCATGAGATCCGCAAGCGGAGTCAGGCTTTCGACCTTTGAGTATGAGTCTTGGAGTTTATCGGCTCTACTCTGTTGGTATTTAGCAGATTCTTCCCAGTTCTTATTATCTCCAGCTTCATGGGCTGGTGTAATAGGATCTGGTTCATTGCCCTGCTCATTGGGCTTATTGGCACCATCTGAGAGTTCCTCTTTTGGAGGGTTGTCCTCTGGTACGCCTACATCACCTGCCATATCCTCGAAGTCCATTGGTTCAAAGTCTTCCATCTCATCTAGTGAGTCGGGTCCTTTGAGGTCGTCTGGGGTGTCCGTGTTGACTGGTGCTTTTGGATCTGTCATTAGGTTTTCTCCTGAGATTTAGCAGAGTCCTTTTTGGGCGACTTGGACTTCTTCTTAGAATCCTGCCCATCCTGGTTATCCTGCTGTTTAAAGTTGCCACCTATCTCACGGAGCATTCCTTCAACTTCCAGTTCCATTTTTTTGGCATCTAGCTCACCATTTTGCTTAAACTTCCCAAGCAACACTTCGAGATCTGCACGAAACTTCTCTATTACCACCTGCTTGCGATCATGCTCTGATTCGCGTGTAGCGGTTTGTAGATCTCCTGTAAGTTTCTTGAGTTCTTTTTCGTACTGTTGGAGTTGGGCGGTCATTTGCTGGATGCGACCTGTGCGCTCTAAAACGCCTTCTCGGTCAAATATTTCAGTCTTCTTCAAGACTTCTTCCTGGTCAATAATCTTGTTCATGTAGGCATCTTTATAAGTCTCATACTCAGCCCATCTGTTTGATGGAAGAGTTGAGCCACCTAGAACAATGAGATCCATCTCCTGCTTGGAGAGGTCGAACATATTGCCAGTGTATTTCCCCTTGTCATCGTACATGGGGATATTGAGAGATCCCTGAGTGACTTCACCCGTAGGACTCATAAGTTTGAACATCTTCTCTTCAGTATAAAAGTCAGCAGACCATTCCAGGACAACCTTGCCACAACGAGCAAGTGAACGCTCAATGGATCTGAGCTTTCCACGCATCCTGGTCATCTGACTTTCCTGCATTGCCATTGTACCCTTATAGGTATCAGGTGCCTGTGCGCCATTGCCCATATTCATTTCCCAAATACCGAACTGTGACTCAATCTTGGATTTTGCCATCTGGATCAGGTTGAATAGGCCATTGGAAAGAGGTGGATTCATTGGCGTATGTGGTTCACCATAGGAGCCATCATATTCAATCAATGCATCGGGTCTTTGCCAGTCTGCTTCAGCTTGACTGACATCATCAACTGAGCCTTTAGGTAAGAGCAGTTTTAGAGTGGATGTGGCTTGAGTATGTGCCACAACCAGTGAAATCATTTTATTCGCAAATTCCTGGACAGATACTACCAGGGAGACATCAGAAAGAGGTCTCGGTGTGCCAGTATGCATGTTGGGGAATGGGATTAAGGGATAACGTGAAATAGGTAGGACCTTCTCGTACATGAAGGCACCACCAATATCCACAACCAGCTCAATACGCATCTGATTGTAGGGTGCTTCCTTGAAGTAGCCCTGGCTCAATAGGTATGCATTGTCTTCAACCTGAACAGAAGTAGGAATGCCACTGTTATCGAGTTGTTCTAAAAGGGTGTTTGCCTGAGCCTGGTTATCTAGGATCTGACTGCCTTGCCCTGTGGTGATGATATAGACTGTCTGAGCCATGAACTCATCACGCTCAGCTTTAGATAGCCTCTTCTCATCTTGAGTACGGGCATCCTGAATCCTGAAGTATGGGTATGGCTTCCTGGTATATCTTGAGGTTAGCCTATATTTCTCCCTATCCAGGATACGTTCATCTGTATCACTGGTCCTGAGAGATCCTGACTGGACATCATCATCATATTCAGCATCACTGTCAAGATTATCGCCAGTAGGCTTGGCCTTCTTGCTTTTGATGAGGTCTGCAAACTGTGGGTATCTCTGAATGAATTGTGCGCCAGTGAGATCCTTGAGCTGTATAATTGACTCAGCATCATCAAACAATGGATGCTTGGAGGCGGGATCTACAATGACTTCACGATTGGAAGCATGCTCTAATTTTAGCTCACCCCTACCACCATCAGCATCGGGATCAGGATAAATAACCATCCAACCCAAGCCCCTGGTGTAATAGTCAACTGCAATCTGAGAGAATTGAAGATCACCTTCACTTGTGTACCAAACATAAGAGAGGAAATCTGAGGCTACTCTTGCGAATTTGACATCAGAATCATCTCTGCCAGTACAGGCGAATGATGGAGATTTGGCAGTAAGTGTTGCTACCCCCTGGTCAACGGCTGGAGCTAGATAATTAAAAGAGATAGGTGCTTGAGAGCGATCCTCAAGAACCTTTCGGACTTCCTTACTCCATTGTTCGCCAAAAGTGAACTGGTACCATTTCTCCTGGTCAGAGCGATACTCTGCACTGGCATCCAAGTAAGCCCTAGAAAGCTCAAGGCTCTTACTCGCTTTAGGATGTAATTGGGACTCTACTGTTTCACTCAAATTTTCCCCCGCTTCACGGCATAGTTTCAACAGTCCCGATTACGTTGTTGTCAATCAGTGACACTCAAGGAAAATCTTTTAGAAAATGAAAATAATTTAGCCGACTGCCATCCAGCCTTTACGAGCGACCCTCTTTTTCTTCCCACCTAACACCTGTTTTGGTGCGCTTGTGAGTCTTCTTTCGAGAGGGCATGGATGCATGTCTTTGAGCGAATACCAGAGTGCATCGAGTAGATCATCCCTGTTATTGCGTTTTGAAGGGTTAAAGCGTGTTAGTTCCTCAATGAGTGTTAGATCTCCTGGGGTTTTTTGAAGTGTAACACCCCCCTGGGAGAAGCGCGGTTGCATTCCCATGATACGATCAGACTTAGCATTACGAG